ATGGGGTGGGGTAGGGCCAACCGTAACTCAAGAACCATTGGATCCGTTACAGCAGCCGGTAACGGCAACGTTGCAGCAAATGCCTTGAGCAACAACCAATCGTCCCGTGCAGCATCTGAGGCAGAGTTCGTAGGAGAACGTATGCCCCATGTACCGGTGCGGGTGTCATATTTAGCAATATATACACCGACACCGATAATATATAGACCTGCAACGGATGGAGCCGAGAGGAATAAAGATCCCTCAATTTGATCCACCTCGCACTGGCCGACGGAAGGTGGAGCATTAATGGCAGTCGAAGCAGCTGGAATCACAACTGCTTGATAATGAGCTGAAACACCTGCAGCTAACGTCAAGGTACTACCATTCCAACCAGTTGTAGCTGTTTGGACGCCAGAGTTATTAATATAACCACCGGCAATTATGGTATCCTTTCTGGCTTGCAGATCCATCAAGCCCAAACGACCGCCACGCCTTCCAATCCCGCGCCTTAGCGCGGCTCGATTACGTCTTCGCCGAGCCATCTAACACTCCTTAAATACCGACGACGTTGATAAAGGGTGGTTAAATTTCCACCCCTGGGACCACGGCGGTAAACGAGATCCCCAGGAAAATTGCCGGTCGGGGTGACTAACAAATCAGGTAAAGCATTATTGTTAAGACCAGGAGTACGAGGCTGTTGACTAGGCACACCGGTATCAATCGGGGACCCCAGTTGACGGCCAATGCCAGGACTGAGTGATTGAACTGAAGGAACCGCACCAATAGCGTTACCGACAGAACCAGGAGTCGGAATACGAATCCCGAAAGGGTCCTGAAGCGGATCCTGAACGTTAATGTCATAATAATAAGCAAAACTCTCATCCATTTGCACCTCGACAAAAGAGAAGGTTACCTCAAGGTACCATCATTAATGGCCTTGAGCATGTTCGCCGCTGACGATTTCGCGATATCCTGGACTGGAGTCTTATTAGACCCCAACGGCGCCGCACCAAGCTTTGAGATAACCACACCCATACCACCTGCAGCATCAATAATCTCAGCCACAGGCATATGCAAGTTGCGGTCATGGCACGACAACCATTCAACAAAAGCGCCAAAACATGGATGACGCAATGCGTTATCAATTTGTTGAATCCAACGGATTGAATCCAAGTAACCATTCCAACCAGGAGTGAAACGCTCGTACCCTAACATACCGGCTAGGATACGCATGATTGGACGCACGCCGACATTTAAACCGCGAACAATATATGACCGCCGGTGAATATTTTGTAGAAAATGGATTTCACCATCATCAACAAAATTTTTCTCAACGTGCATTTCCATACCCAGGTCTTCAAGCAGTACTTGTGACAATGCGCCCACATCCGGCCACCGGCCAAACTGGTACACACCGTCATCTCCCTGTACAAGGAGATCAGTGATAGTCTCACCGCACCGTACAGAAGCGTATGCGATGGCCCAAATATTCACCATACTGCCTACAAGGTTAGTCAAAACCGACCCTGATGGTATACCACCACGCCTATCGACACCCTTAAATTCATAAGTGCCATCAGCTGATGGAACAATAACACCAGTGCGCATAAACGCCCTCTCAATTAAGCGTATAAGCGCTGTAGCTTCTGGAATAAACCAGTTCGTCAGGATTTTAAATTGTCGTGTCAAAACCTCATTTGGAACTGAGGCGTCGAAATTTGAAAAGTCCAACGACAACACGACTCCCTTATCTCGCTGAAACATGCGCGTTATAGCAAAATCCACATCCGCGCGGCCATTCCAAGCGGCAAAAGGCCCACTATGGCGTAAGCTCTGCATTACGGGAACTTGGATACATTTTTCCAAGTTACCAATGACCCTAGAACATTGGAAAATGGCCCGCACCTTAGCGAGCTTACCTCGACCATTGGACTGGTTACGTGAGCCGAGAATAGCAGGAAAACACTCTGCCATTTCCTCATGTCCTGCGAGAATCATCTCCGAAAACCTCAGTAAAACACTTCGGTAATTCGGATTCGATGAACAAACTGGCCAGCCGAGACCTGAACGTCCATCAAACATGCCACTAGCAACGCTAACATCTAGTGGCATCAATCGTTCACTACTGTGACGCTTCAAGAAACGTCCGACCGCAGCGTCAGCGTGGGAAGCCGCTTTCATATCTAAGCGACAACGATGCTCCACGAAATAACGAGCAACGGATGGAGCCAACGCCAGTGAGTAAGGACCACTCTTTGAAATGGTGCCAATCTTCCTTTCATGATTAGCCTCACTTTCCCGCAACCACATGGGTAAGGAAGAGATATCACAACTCTTCCACACGTCGGCGGCTACTTTACTCCGCCCCGCATCTGGATCTGCACTCCACTCATGCAAGAGTGGCGTTATCAGATCTACCTTGTACCCATCGGTGTACTGAGCCAGCATCGTCCTTAGACGTGCATAAGCTTCAGTACGATTCACGTCCTGAAAAACGTCGAACATGGAACTACCTCCTAAACAAAAATCTAGCCCAATGTAACTACACTGGTGGCAAC